ACGAACTCGTAGTCGCTATGTGGGAAGGAGTGGTCGAGGAACGCATGGCATCAGTGACCAAACTTGAAGGATTACGACAGGTAATTAAAACTAAATATCCGAAGGTATAGAACATGGCATTAGAATCAGGAACATATATTAAGGATTTAGTAAGCACTAATCCTCCGGGGTCAGACTCTATAAGTCAGGGTGACGACCACCTTAGACTAATTAAATCTACAATACAAGCAAGTTTCCCATCGAACACAAGCGCCCCAACCGTTCCAGACATCGCTGGCAATGGAAACAAGTTCTTACAGGTTAACTCTGGAGCAACCGCTACAGCATGGGCAACGGTTAGAACTGCTGGATCACTTAATAGAGCAACCTTTGCCTATAAGGATGCTGATGAGATATATATCAGTTCTGGAGAGTATGACCTAGACGGCACAACAACTGCATCGTACTCTTGGGATAGCCAATTAACCTTCCAGATTGGTTCTGGTGGTAGTAATGCGGCTAGTTCTGCGGCTGGTACTTCACAGTGGCAGTACCTTTACATGGATGACTCTGCGATCTCCGCATCCCCACTAGTCGCCGCGTCATTCTTAAATGCTACAACCGCTCCCACATATAATGAGTCTAAGCATGGTTGGTATAACGCAAGTGACAGATGTATCTTCGCTTTCTATATTGACAGTGCTGGAGACATTGAAAAGTGGTTCCATGATGGTGGGGATTATGTCATGCTTTCAACTAATTTTAATAATGGAAGAACTGCTGGGCCAAATATAGCCTACCAAGCCATTACTATTCTGATGCCATCCTTTGCTACTAAAGCAGAGTGTAATGTTTATATAGATGGGCAAATAGCGTCAGCGAGAAGTTATCAATATTGGAGAGTTACCGGGAGTGGTGGTGAACATCTTTTGGGAAGAATTGAGGATGATGATGCTGAATATGTTGTTAACAATGTCACAATATATACTGATAGCAGCCGTCAAATAGATGTATTAAATAATACCGCTCCTTCAGTTTACCCATATACTGCGGGTTGGTTCATCCCCGGTGGAATGTAATGCAATTAGTACCTATCGCAAACGTAGGGGAGATAGGCATAATACAGGATGTGCCACCCTATGACCTACCCCCTAACGCTTGGTCTGCTGGAAATAATGTAAGAGTATTAGACAATGGAATTAAAAAGATTCGGGGTTATACGGAATCTTTAAAAACTATCACATTTCCCCCGTACTATTTAACTCCGTATGAAGACTCTGCGGGAACATACTATTGGCTAGCCTTTGGACAAAATAAGGCGGCTGTATGGGACGGCTCTTCTTGGACAGACATAACTAGGCAAACAACAAACACCCTTAATGGGGCTATAAACTCATCTGTCACTACCATCACATTGACTGATGCGAGCGCCTTTCCTGTTAGCGGAACTATCGCTATAGGAACAAAACAGGTAGCATTAGCGGCAACCAATTATTACGAAGAAATAACATATACTGGAAAATCGACCAATGATCTGACAGGGTGTACTAGGGCAAGTACAGACCCGGCCGCACATGACGATTTGTCTGTTGTTACCCCAATCGGAACTACAGCGACAACTGATAATAATTATGCGGCCACTGAGAATACTAGACGTTGGGCTATTACCAACCTTAATGGATTACTGATCGCAACCAACGGATACGATGCCCCGCAAATGTGGCCTCTTAACAGTAGTGGGGTTCCCTCTAAATTAATACCTCTCCGAGAGTTGCAGAACTGGAGTGTTGCTACTACAAAAGAGGCTGGCAACTCAACCAATAAGTGTGAAGTTATCCGCTCGTTCAGAACCTTTCTTGTTGGCCTTAATTGGAACAATGTGGTTGCTAGAAACAATGTAGAACCAAGGCTCGTAAAATGGTCTACAGAGGCATCTTACGGCTCTGCCCCCACAACATGGAATTCTATGGATGCAACTTTAGACGCGGGGGAATATGAGTTGGCTGATACTCCGGGGTCTATATTGGATGGTTTACCTCTAGGTGACTCATTCATAATATATAAAAATGATAGTATATATATAATGAACTATGTAGGAACACCCTATATATTTTCATTCAAATTACTAAGCCCAACTATAGGAGCGTTATGTAAGAACTCGGTAGTAGATTTTGAGGGAGGCCATTTCTTTATGGGTAACTCAAACTTCTATCTCTGTAATGGACAAACTGTAACTCCTCTTCTGACTGGCAAATTACGAAGATCAGTATTTGATGGGATTGTTGCTGGTGATCTAAGCGATCCTACATGGCAAAAGAGTTTTGTTGTGGCAGATCATGTTCATAAGGAAATTCTAGCCTGTTATGCTACAGAAAGTTCTAGTGTAGTAAACAAGGCTGTTATATGGAATTGGGAAAAGGATACGTTTACCTTTCGTGATTTACCTACGACCTCACATATTGGGGTAGGTATTTTAGCCGCGAATCCCGGCGGTAAATTATGGGACACCTCGACTCAAACATGGAATGAAGATTCTGAGGCATGGGGGTCATCAGATTATGATGCCCATCTGAAAAATCTTGTATTTGCTGACATAACCAATACTAAATTCTTTAGGGATAATGCCGGAAATCAGAAAGATACCGCCAACATGACCTCGTATATAGAAAGGTCTGGTTATGATCTTGGCGATCCTCAATCAGTAAAGTTTATATCTGCTGTATATCCTCAGATAGAGGTAAGTGGTAACAATACTGTAAATGTCTACGTTGGTAGACAGATGAGTGTAGAGGATGGTATCACATGGGAAGGCCCTATTGAATTTAACCCCAATACTCAGTCAAAGGTGTCATGCAGGGTAAGCGGAAAGTATTTTGGGTTTAAGGTAGAATCTACTACAGATGTAGATTGGAGGCTTTCTGGCTTATCCTTTGAATTACAGAAGAGTGGTCTAAGAGGGATAAGATCGTATGGTTGATGTCGCACCTAGTAAGGTTATAAAGTCTGTAAACAGATGGACTCCTAATCCTGCCCCTGTTAGCAATGAGAACCTTTCTGATTACCTCTTCCATGAGTTAAATAGGCTATCAGATGTTCTGTTTAACTTGGATGTATTCAGGCTTGAGCCTACTTTTAAAGACCCTCTAAAAAGCAGGGAAGGAGATATAAGATATGCGGCAGGGCATGGGACATCAGGCACTTGGGGTAATACGTTGGGCGCTGATGGTATCTATTGGTATGACGGTAATTCTTGGACGGCCCTCTAGCGCAGACATACACGGCAGCAGAGCCAGTTTCCTGATGGTAGATAGTAGGTGGATGACACTCAACTACCTACACCCTAACGCAGAGAAAAGTAAAATGAGAGCCGCCGCGATAGCAAACGGTGACACCCATATTTACTTGTACAGTCGCAATGGTGGGGATGGGTTCAACGCTGGCCCGGATTTTAATCTCTCCATTATAGCCCCTAAACCAGATTGGGAAGTACAACTGAACACATTGAATGCCGCAGGGTTAAGCCCGGTTATGTGGCTCACCCCTGACGATAGCCCAAGCATTACCTCTCAATCACTGGACGCTCAGAAGGCTCACTTCAGCGAGATCGTCAGCAGGTTTGATGACAAGGTAACAGGATATGTTACCTGCCTTGAATGTGATGAGTATTGGGATGCCGCGACAGTCAATGCTTTGGTCGCCCACTTAAAATCAATCACTGATAAACCAGTCGGGGTTCATCTAACCTCTGGTATCGGTGGACACAATGGGAATAAGGAATACTATGCAAACGCTGATTATGTCTACCTTCAGACTGGTTGGGATAAGACCCCCGCAGAGATTACTGCTATGGTTAAACAGGCGATTGCTGTCACAGGCAAACCGGTTGTTGCGTCAGAGTATGCGAAGGAGAGCCGATCAGCAGCGGCTAGGGCGTTAGGAGATGCTGCTTGTTTAGCGGGAGCCATAGGCACAGGAAACGGAAGATCAGTAGATTTCTGCGGTCAAGAGAAGAAGGTTCACTGGTACAAGAAATACGAAACGGAGATGGTCGTTGCTGGGGTCGCGATGGCAACCCTCTACGCCGTGTCTCGATTCGACCTACCCCTCCAGTTGAGAGCAACGGAGAGCGGTTATCAGATCGGAGCGATGAAGAAGATTACCAAGAACCAGTTGATAGGTTTGAACTATAGAGATGACGGGGCAGTAATGACCTACTACAGGATTGAATTTTGAAAGCACAACTTGTTAAACCAGAAGATGTCGCTTACCTTTGGCAAGATGTTGCGCCAATGCTGGCTAGAGTTACAGAAAGAAGTGAAGGAGAGATGGAGCCTGACGATTATCTAGAAACCCTAACACAGGGTGCTATGCAGTTATGGGTTGCCACTGAAGACAATAATATTATTATAGCGATGGTTACTCAAATTATAGCATACCCACAAAAGAAAGTTCTCAGAGTTATTGCAATAGCAGGTGAGAAATTTATAGAAGCGCACAGTCAGTTCAATGCCGTGATAGAGGCTTTCGCTATCAGAGTTGGTTGCTCCTCTATGGAACTGTGGGGTAGAAAAGGGTGGAAGAAAATGTTACCAGAATGGAAAGATTCATATATAGTCTTTACTAAAGACTTACAAGGGAGGATGCACTAATGTCAGGTGGAGGAAATTTTCAAGGAGACATGGGTCAAATGGCTCAGAA